ATAGGCGGCACAGGAAGCGGTAATGGTGGAGGTGTCTATGTCATTGGCATGAACGATACCACTCCTGCATCCGATAGTAACGTTTATTCTGCTAGACGTTCTAGGATGGAGTTCTTGTCGCGGCTCTATGATGGAACCGCACAAGGAACCATAACTTTTCAAATGCTTCAGAAGTTCATACAAGGCTTCCGTATCGGTAACAACAATGAGTTCAGCATAGATGGAAGCGGTAATGCTATCTTATCTAGTGTCTTGGTAAACCTCTTAAAGTCACTCGACTTTAACGAAGCAGAGCAGAGAGGATTTGCAATCAAGCAGAGAAGCGATGGAAAGTATCAGATGCTTCTCACGGACTTGATAGTATGGGGTAAGGCGATTTTCAATACGCTGCTTATTCGAGAATTATCCTACGTTGGAGGTAACATCGTTCTCTCCCCTTCTGCTGGCAAGATAAGCTATATCAAGGAAGTATATAGCGAGACAACGAATGAGCTGATTGGCTGGAAGTGTTATCTTCTCGCTGATGATGGAACAACCGCAACAATCAACTCATTCAAGGTGGAAGACCAAGTGCGCTGCAAGACGTTCAACATCAAGGCTGGTGTCTATGAGAACGTCAGCAACAAAGATTACTGGAGACTTGTCACAAAGGTATCAGCCGAGAACGAGGCAATCACGGATTCGGAAGGTCACGAACTCTACGACGGAAAGAAGTTCGCTTGGATTCAGATTGCGAAGGACAACTGCATGGAAGGCTCGGATAACCCTGCTGTAGGAGATACCATCGTCCTCATGGGTAACAGAAGCGACAGAAGCCGACAGCACCTTCTGATGATGGAGACCGAAGGAGATTCCGCACCTACGTTCACCATGTACCGAGGTATCAACTCCTACTCCCTCAAAGGTAAATCCATCTTCGATGTAGGATTCAACGGCATCAACATCGTGTCAAAGTTCTTACACATAACCACCGTTGACGGAGAGAAGATTTGGACTCCCGTCTATCGTGGTGATTGGAAGGAAGGTACGGAATACAGCTACTATGATGAGGTTACATGGCTTGGCACAAGATGGCTCTGTATCTCTCCAGAAGGACAGACAACGACCGATGAACCATCTGAGGATTCTCCATATTGGAAGGCTACCACCAACGTGTATACACCAAAGCTATACCTCTATACGGATATAGTCAATAGCGGAATTGCTATAGGCGAGACACACAACGTTACTTGCAAGCTAATGTTAGGCGATAAAGATGTGACAAACGGAGTAGCTTCATGGAAGGTGACACGCAAAACCGATGATTCCGTAGATGATGCTGCTTGGGCGACTAAGGATAAGGTTAAGAACTTCAATGGCTCAATAGATATTGTCTGGTCTAATGATGGAACAGAAGACGATTTGGGCAAGGGTGATACTGCGAAATTTGTATTCACAGCAACGACCACAACAGGAAAAATTCATCAAGAATATATTAAAGTTTAAAAAATAGGAGATTAAAAATATGGGAAAAGAAATTCATCTTTCGGCAACCGCAGCAGTCAGACGAACATTGAAGGGTGACACATTATCCCTCAGTCTGCAAACGAATGGTGTACCGCTCTTTCAAGGTTTGAACCCAGATACGTTTACCGTGTCACCTAATTGGAGCGAAAGCGGAACGCATCCTATCATCACTCCATCTGTTGGCTCTGCACGTAAAAACAACGTAACACTGACAAATCACGCATGGGCTTACAACGGAAAAAATTTAGGATTCAGCTCTAGCGGTACTGGATGGGAGACCTCGACTGTTGATAATAGATTCAAACTTAATCATACTGATGGTTCTCTCTCTATTGTCGCAGACCTCGCATCTAAGGTCAATCAAGATTCCGATACTCTTACCTATTCGGGCGATGCCGTATTGGGAGCTAGTATATACCCAATGGAGAAAAGCATTGATATATTGGTATCTATGTTGGGTGGCTCATCTTATTTCGGAGGTGTGTCTGCTGATACTACGGTATTAAGCAAGGGACAGACGCAAGCTATCCTCAGACCTTGGCTGTTTAACTCCGCAGGTGGAGAGGTTTCTACCTATACAATTAATCTGTATCGTGGCAGCGGAACAGACCTTGCAGGAACTTACACAAATCCGGAAAGCGGTATCACTATACACAGAGATAAGACGGGAGATTCGGACAAACTCTATGTAGATAGTCATCAGCTCTTCGTCCTTGAGTTCGTTGTTGATGGTGCTGCCGTGTATAGAACAGGTATCAGCATTGATGATATTTCTGATATTTATCAGATTGCCCTTAATTCGGTAGGACAGGTTGATGAAGATAGTAATCAGACGTTCAGATGTATCGTTACCAACTGCGAGACAGGACTAGTGCCGAAGAGTATAACTGGCAATGTCACCTTCGTTATCTATACTGATAGCAATGGTAACATCGAGAATAAACGCTCGGAGACAATGACTTGGGCAAAGAACGTCAGTGATGGATTCGTTGTGAGGGATGCTGATACGATTGACGAAAACAAAAATATCATCGGTGTATCGGTGTCAGCAGATGCTTATTTAACACTTGATGATTAGGAGGAACGCTTATGCCAATAGTTAGTAATAAGGCGAATAGAAAATTCGCCCCTTTGGACGTTTCTGTATCAGTAGTGTGCGCATCGCCTAAGTCTCCATTCATGCAGACTATGGCTGGCGATAAATTCTTCCCAGATAGAACACAGAGCGGCTTTGAGTGTATTGCCTATCCGAGTATCAATGCTACGGCAAAGGATGATTCATGGGATAGCAAGCAGTCGAATATGTCTCTTGCCAATATGGTATGGAAGGTTTCTACGGGCACGGAATGGAAGGACATATCTAAGATTAATTCTTGGAGCGGTAAGTATAGCATTGATACAAGCAATACATCTAATCGTGGTTCGCTTACTATCAAGAGGAATCTTTCAAGTAATGATAAGCAGCAGTTGCAATTCGAAGCTGACCTTTATGATTATAGAACGAATTCTATATTGCATATCACCGCTGACCCTATTACTCTGTATACGGCAGATAAGGGTGCAGATACCTATGGTATGGGTATTCGGGAAGATACCGATATATCCTATAACCCATTCCTTGATAAGCTGGCTCTCTACGAGTATAAGGTTGCTAATAACATCATATCGGCATCTACGGAAGCAAGAAACGCTTGCTTTGACGGCAATCAGTATGAATGTCACATTCCGATTGATGTATATAAGTCTAAGGATAGAATTACAAGCGGATTCTCTATTGAGCTGTATCGAGGAACGACTAAGATGTCTGCTTCTTCTGCTGCAAGCCCTAACGAGATTATATCTATCTCCACATCAGAGATTGTGCTTGACCTTAGACTTGTAGAGAAGAATAATTATACCATCAAGGCGGTGATAGGCGGCAAGTCTGTTGCTCAGTTCCAATTTTCCGCTTCTAGGTTCTATCCTTCTTTCAATCAGCCTAAGTTCATGGTATGCAATGATATTGAATGGGGTAAGATATACAGAAGCAACAAGGCTATTTTGGAGTACAACGGAAGGGTTGTTGAATACCCTAACCGCATCGTAGAATTGCAATGGCATACTGAAGCTTCAAACGGGAGTATCATAACAAAGAAGTCTTGGCAAGAGGGAAATAGCTGTACCTTCTCTATCGAAGAGAGTGGTCTTGGCGATGTTGAGAGCGATTATCTTGAAGAACAGATAGAATACAGACAGCGCCCTGCAAACGACTATCTCATTGATGAAGATAACAATTACTTGCTTGATGAGGATGGCAATGCTTTAATTGATTAATGTGTATAATTAAAAAATATAAGATATGGGTGTTAAATTAACAGAAAAGAAGCTTGTTACGGCAATGAATACCGACCAAACCTTCTTGATTGTAGTAGATGGAGCTCTTCGCAGATTAAGTCTCGGAGACCTTCAGAAAATGATGGGTAACAATATTTTCTACCCATCAATTACGTTGGAGCAGTCTTCTAACCCTAAATTCGCTCTGCCAACTCCATTCATGGCTGATATGTATCATAGAGCAATGGGTGGATATATGATGAAAGTTGTGAATGGTAAGGTGTATGCTGCTAAGCTAGACCCTAGTAATTGGGAGTTCTTCGCTGACGGAACAAAGGTAGATGATGCGTCAAAGTATGAAACGATGGTTCATGTTCCCGATTGTCACTTCAAGGCTGATAACAAGACATTGCAATTCGGAGGATTGTTCCCTATTTCGGGCGGTAAGACTTTCGATTCGCCAAACTGGGTAGGTGCATACAAGATGTACGTAGATGTAAGCGGTGTTGGTCATTCAAGACCTAACGTTGTCCCTTCACATTCAAGGACGATGAGTGCATTTTGGGCTTGCGCACAGAAGCTTGGTTCGAACTTTGGTCTTGCAAACTATGGATTTCAATGCCTCATAGAAGCATTGGAACAAGTAAGCTTCGGTGACCTTAATACACAATCTGTAATTGGAGCTGGATTCCAAAGTAGTTCTTGGGAAGCATGTCGTGATGTACCTATGGGCAAGTGTATCTCACTCGGTGATGGCAGCGGTAAGGTACTCTATAATGATGATACTCTCGGTAATCAATACCCTGTCAAATTATTTGGATTTGAGGATTTATGGGGTAAGCACTGGGAGTTCCGTTCAGGCATCCGTTTCTACATGGATGGCGATACTCGATACGCTGTTGTCTATAGCGGCAATCAGGTAAGTAATACGGCAAATGGGCGAAAATTTACCATTCCGTCATCAGCAAATGGAGAGTATATTACACGAAAGACACTGGGTGCATATTGGGATGCGTTTCCGCAAGCCGTAGGAGGCGGTGATAGCACGTACTACTGCGATGGATTCTGGGTTGCGACAGGTGGCGAGCTGCTGAACGTTGGGGGTATCGCTGACCACGGGTCGCGATGCGGTCTTTCGTCTGCGAGCTCGGTCGGCGGTTTCTCGTCCTCGTGGACGGGCGCCGGCGCTCGCTTGGCTTTCTACGGAAACCCGACAATCGTGAGCGGTTCTGAGCTCATGGCGATGTAATCCAACGCATAGCGTTGGGTGTACATCTGCCAGTGAGCTGGGCGAAAAAAATAGTGAATAAATAAAAATAATGTAAAATGCAAGATTGAAACTGAAAAGTTTAAATCTCCTTTTAATAGGATTCGCAGAAGCACAAAAATATAAACAACCCAAATCCGTGCGATAAGATTTTCTACAACCATGGAGTGGGTGAAGAAAAGGTGATACATCATGGAGCTGCTGAACGTTGGGGGTAACGCTGACAACAGGTCGCAATGCGGTCTTTCGTCTGCGAACTCGAACAACGGTTTCTCGAACTCGAGGACGAACATCGGCGCTCGCTTGAATTACTACACAAGATTTCTATTATTAGAATGACGATATAATTTTCACTGTTCCTCGCAAGTCGTAAAGCTACGAGATAGTTTGGACGAGAGAGCACATGATTGAACCTGTCTCAATGGAAGGATATTTATCCCGACAGAGCAAAGATTAAAGGCGTTGGGTATGAGTAGTTGGGTATGTCCTACTTGCAACAGAGTCCCCTCTCGCAAGTAAGTGATACAGTTGTACGTATGTGCCGAAAGCCAGTGAGCCGATAGTGTAGAAAGCCTATTGATAAGGAAAGCGATTTTTGAAATATTGGTTGATATAGAAATGACGGACACACAAGAGCTGGCGTATAAGCGAAAGGCTAAACTTCGCAAGAAGCATAGAAAGGTCAGAGTAGAGCTTGTCAGTGATATGACTAACCTCAATATTGCGGTAAGGAAATCACGCAAGGGTAAGGAAGGCAAGAAGGGAGTTGTGATATTCGATAAAGACTATAATGGTAATCTTTTGAGATTACAGAGAAGTCTTATAGATGGAACTTACAAGACTAGCGAAGGGCACGATTGTATGAGACGATGCCCTTGCGGTAAGGTAAGAAAGCTCCATAAGCTTCCGTACTTCCCAGACCACGTTGAGCAGCATGCCTTGATGCAAGTTCTGATGCCGCACCTTATAAGAGCTCTCTATATAGAGAGTGGGGCAAGTGTAAAAGGCAGAGGAATGATTTATGCGAAGCGCAGAACAGAACGATGGATAGACGAGAATAAGTCATGTGGAAGATTGTACTATTGCAAACTTGACTTCGTTAAATTCTATGAGAATGTAGACCAGCAGGAGATATACAAATCTCTGTGTGATTTCTTTACTGATAAAGGCGTTAGAAGGCTTTTGCATGAAGTTATCTTTGCCTTACCGAAAGGTCTAGGTATTGGTCTATATCCTATTCAGACCCTTACCAATTTCTACATGAGTATCTTATGTAGATTAGTATGTAGGAAATTTGATGTTAAGGTAGAAATATATTGTGATGATGTCATTATATTGGGTAAAAACAAGAAGGAAGTATGGAAAGCCATCAACTTCATATTGGAATATGCTAATAAAGTGATGCACCAGCAGTTGCACGATAATATCGGAATGCAGATAATTGATGATACGCATTTCCTTGATTTCGTAGGATACCGTTTCTACTTCAACCATACAATGTTAAGAAAGCGCATGAAAGAGAAATTCAAAAAGAAGATGCACAACCTTAAAAATCCTATGAGGAGATACCAAGTAGCTATGAGCTACAAGGGTTGGTTGATGCACTGCGATGGTTTTAATCTTTGGAAAATGATAACAAAAATGAATAGTTTTGATGATTTTAAGATGCCGCAGATTGAGGACAGAGATGCCAACGGCAAGAGAATGTTTGAAGGTCAGAGGATGAGCGCAAGCTACTTTTCCGAGAGACCTATCGTTTTCCTTGATGTTGAATTTGACGTAAACAGCAATGTTCATAAATCGGGGAAGAGCAATGTTGTCAGCGTTGAGGAGAACGGACAGAAGTTTAAGTTCTTCACTAACAACAAGAAACTCGTAGAGCAGTTGAAATGGTGCTCAGACAATGATAAATTCCCGTTCCTGGGAAAGTTGCGTAGAATGAATCAGAGTGGAAACCCTGATTTCAGAATTGTAGGAACAAAAGAATAAAAGTATAATATTTAAAAAGAAAGGATATTATCATGGAAATTAGAAAGTCTACATTTGATTACTCACCTAGTCTGATTGAGTATGAGGGTAATACTATTCGCATCAATTTCGATGTTGAACAGATTGAATTAGCCAATGGTACGGGTAGCAGCGAAGGCAAAAAAACTACCCGAATGGCTTATGCCGCCCACGTTGTCCGTATCGAGCAGCCTTTGGAGCGAGGTAAGATAGTTGATGCAATCGTCTCATCCGCTTATCCTACCGACAAGATGCAAGCTATCATCAACAACCATTTCGCCAATCTTTCCAAAATTGCGGATGGCAAGAAGCTTGATGCCGATGATAAGGAGCATGAAGCAGAATATGAAGCTATGCAATCATGGCGCACGAAGGCGAAGGCTGTAGCTACGGATGTTATAGACAATTATATCAGTACTCATTAAAAGGAGGATAATAGCCTATGAAAAAGGTAGTACATCTTTTTGCCTCGCAGCGTGTCAACCGCAAGGCACGTACTGACAATGAAGAGGTATTCAGGGAGAAAGTAACGCTCATTACCAACAAGGAGATGAGTATCGGTCAGCTTGCAGACTTTTCTCAGTTGGTTAAGGATATGGGCAATTGCGGTATAGTGATAGACGATGGTAAAGTTGTGCTGAAAGGCGACCAGATAAAGGTGCTCAACGGCAATGACGAGGCAGCGATGTTTGAAGGTGGTAAGCTCAATGCTAACCTTATTAATGCAGAGACTATCAATGTGAACCATGTTTATGCAAGGAGTTCGGAAGGTGCAAGTATCATAGGCCATTTTGGTAACTTCGATAAAGCCGATGCTGTAGTAGGTAGTGATAAGTGTCCGCTTTGGCTTGGTGCAGCATTGGCAAAGGATGCGCCATTCAGAGTAACGAAAGATGGTTATATATATGCGTATAAGGGTATATTCGCAGGAGAACTGAAGAGTGTGACAGGCTCTTTTTACAGATTGACTGCTGTTAGTTCTGATGGAAATAAAATCGCTGGTTCAATATATTTTGATGGTGCTGGACGTATAACATTTGATGCAGATATTTATAATCAAGGATATAATTCTGCGGCGAAAAGGGGTTGGCGTTTCTATGCTAGTAATGTATGGTGTCGTTCAGCCTTTGGGCATCGACAGAGTACATTGGCAGTAGTATCTGTGGATGTTATGCAAGTTTATCCTGACGGATACGATAGCGAAAGAATACCTGTGCCTCTAGAGCGTGTTTCTTATGACAATAAAACCGTATACAAAATTCCATTGTATAGTCCTAATGAAAATTTGTCCGGATGTCCTATTGATATAGTAGTATTCAGTCCTCTTAGAGCAATTGCTACATATTATTACGAGTTTGTACCTGGAGGAACAGGTAAGCGTTGGATGGCAATAAATGCCAATGACAGTAATAATGGAATATATTTCTGTGATGTCGGTGGATGGCATCAACTTCATGGTGGAGAAACAATAAATCTTGTATATATAAACCCAGAATTACTTATTCCTAGCCAGGAGGATAAGACCTATTTCGGTCGTGGTATCTTCTGGAGCGGAGTAAATGACTTGAATTGGTCGGATAGATAATCATAAAAGCAAAAATTAATATGAAAAAGAATTTTAATGTACCTTTCAAGAATTGGAAGGGTGAGGTGATAGTATCACCAGTAAAGAACGAGAACGGAGAGGAAACCTACAAGCCACAGATTATGGGCGATATTGTAGGTAAAGTGCTCTTCGAGGTGATAGACAATCAGAGTATTCAGCTATCGGGCGAAGAAAAGCTACGTGCTTATCGGGTAGCCTGCAAGATAGGCAAGGATGCTGAGAATGTAGACATCGAAGCCGAGGACATTATTCTTATCAAGAAGATACTCTGTCCAGTGATGGCTGTAGGTGGTTATGGTCAGATTGTTGATTTACTAGAAGGATAGGAAAAGAATAAGGCGGTTCTCCACATGGTGACCGCCTTATTCTTTTCTCGTCCGTCAGGGAAGTGTGTTGCATTAAATTTCTATAGGCTCTGTTATCATGTCAGCGAAATATGGAGCATCAGAGCCACCGAAAGATGGAATTAAATCACTAAGATAGCCATATCTACCTTTCCTTCGTTCCTCCTCTGCTTGCGTTACAAGACCTTTCTGCATTCTAACAGCGAAAGGAAGTTTGTTGAAATCATAGATACTATCTATCCAGTCGTTAGGGTGCGGATTACACTTGTGCTCAAGCTCTCGCTCTCTAGGAGTTGATGGCAACCTACTGCCACCTACCAGGTACATCATTTGATTTTCGTATGGTTCTAATTTTTTCATAATCTTAATATTTTGATTTCTGCTGCAAAGTTACGAAAATAAACTGAAAGTGCAATGTTTCTGTTACCATTTTCTTCAATTTTGGTAACAAAAAATCGGTAACAAAACTTTCAGATTATTACTTTTTTATGAAGTTTAACACAAAAATATTCTCATTTTCGTTGATTTTGCGCAAAAAAGTGTATCTTTGCACAATAATTTAATTTAATTTAAATCAACCTAAAAAAAAGAGATTATGACTAAAGAAGACGAAGCCGAAGTCCAACGGCTATTAAAGAATGTGGACGTTACCGAGCTGATGGATATGATTAAGAAGCATGGTAATCGGTATAGCAGAAGAATATTGAAGTTCTTCCGCTGGTTCTGCAAGTATGTGCCTATCATTATTATGTTCTTCCACGCATACGTCATTTGGGAGTTATCTCAGCATCCACGTGAGATGTTTATCCCATATAATGAAAATATGCCTTGCTATATTTTTATTTATTTCATGGTTTACGTCCTGCCGATGGTGACGATACTGGCAAGTAGATTTTTCTTCTTGTGCCAGTGGTATCGCATTCCATTTATGTACTTCTTAGGCATCAATGCGGCTCATATTGTAGAGTGGAGTTGGTACACAACTAATGATATGGTGGATTCCTGCTTTACGGTCATGGTCGTGATAGCTATATTCTATTTGTATAGCTTTGCTAAAATGTTTGTTAATGATACGAAACTAGGACGTAAAATTTGTGCATAAGATATGGGAAAGATATTAAGTTATAAGTTGCTAGGTACAGCTTTGAAGTCGTTGGCTGACGCTTGCTTTAAAGCTGACGAGCAACAGCGAAATGGTGAGGTCATCACCGCTTGCGGAATGAGTGACGATGACCTAGATAGATTGTGTGACATTATCCCCGATATGCTAAACCCGATGCTATCTACCGAGGAAGTCAAGGAGAAGCTTCACGTTTCAGATGCTACCCTTAACAGAATGGTGGCTAGGGGCGATTTGCCCAATGGCGAGTGCAAGAGGCGAGGTCACACCCGATATTGGAAGAAGTGGGATATACTGCACTTCATTAAGAGTAAGAGAAAATAACGTATAAGCCCTATCGCATCACGGATAAGCGAGCATGTATGAGTATGGATTATATGTTTTGTACTTTGATTATAGTAGCGATACTGGTAATCATCAACAGCACGTTCATCGCATACCTATACTATTCTTATGAGTATAAGAAGGTCGATAAGTTCCTCATGGCTTGGGTGACATCATCAACTATGATATTGATAATGTGGTTCGGGGAAGGATTGTATCTGTATCTAACAAATTAATGATGAAAAATTTGGTGGTTTCAGAATTATTGTCTATATTTGCAGTGTTTTTTAGAGCAGCGTTTTTAAGAGCATCGCATTTCCGAGCAGGAATGTAATATTCCCCTATACTACGCCAATAGTATAGGGGATTTTTATTTTAATTCCAAATTTCGATGCGTTTCAAAATACAATATTTCGAGGAAATTATATACAATATTTCTTCAAAAATATATATTCGTTTATATGAAGGCATAAAGTTTTGCACTTTTTCGGGAAATCTATTTGATGATTAAATATTTTATTGTATATTTGCAGCATTATTGTTTAATCATCAAATAGTTATAGTATGGCAGATAGAATTAAAGATATTGTTGTAGGCGTAGTTATTGCACTCCTCGCCTATCTTAAACCGATTGAAGGCGAGTTGTCTTCGCTTATGATCGTCTTCACCCTCAACTTTATTTTCGGTTATCTT